ATGCAGCCCGCCGATTCTCCTCGCATGCCTCGGAGCGTATGCGAGCGTCTGGGAACCGAGCACGATACTCGTCCGCCGTGATGCTGTGAACCGCTTTGAGATGTCGGGCGAGCGTCTGCGCGGAATGGCCGCAGACGCGACAAGAAACTTGCGTTGTAGGCATGGGGCAATCTTATCACGGGATTACCTGCCTGTCCACAGATTATTGTATGTGACGGTGGGACTTAGAAAGTCGCCCTTATACTGAATGTAACGACGATGAAATCGACGCTGAATACAGGGCGATAGAACGCCTGTACTCGAATGATCGTTGGGTCGTTCGCGTCGATGGCCGAAGAGATCCCCGTGAAGGCGGTGATGATCTCCGATTGGATCAATTGCTTGAACAAACCCGTCATCGAGACGTTTATTTCGTTTGTCCGGGAAGCAAGGAACTTCGAACCAACGAAAGCATCGAGCACGATCCTCGTCTGCTGCTGTACGTAGTCGGCGATCTGCGTAATCGCCGGGAGCCGCGTGAGAACATTCTTCATGTTCGTCGTCAAACCCTGACGAATACGAATGAGCGGCTGCAAATCTTCGAGAATCGTGATTCCGGCCGCCGCGGTTTGATTTGCCTCGACGGGATCCAAAAGTCTTGGGATCTGCGAAAACCCATTGATCCTACGTCGCGTGTAGGGCGTCGCGACGTCAACGCTCGGAGCCACAACCGCGCCTGAACAAGCGGCGGCGAACATGGTTCCATCGACGAGGCTGTCATACGTCTGTCCCAACGCATCGGTCAAGGTAATGACCGCAGAATCGGGATAGTACGCAACGATACGGTTTGATCCGAGGCTTCGTGCAATCGCTTGTGCGTTCGTTGGGCTTGTCCCCGAGGCGAAACCAATGAAGCCCATACGCTCGGCCTGGTTGCGGATGTTCGACATCGTCTCGACGTGCTGGACGAGCCGCGAGTAAACCGGCGTCGTCGTCGCAAGAGGGACAATGATGTCCGGCTTGACGTTGCCTCGAAGGGTTTGTCGCAACTCGTCGAGGGCATCAAGAAATGCCTTGTCCGTCGCCTGGTTCGTCTGCGGAGCCTTGAGGACTTGCTTGATTGCAACGATCAGAGCGCCATTTTGGATCGCGAGATACGAAGCAAGGCTCACCCGGTTTTCCGCAGAAATTGAACCGAAGTTTTGCTCAATCGACTTCACCGTGCGAAAGAGACGCGTCGAGTAATCGCGCTTCGCGTAGTTGTAAGTGATGTAGTAAAAATCACCTACAGCGGGCTCGATGCCTCCCGGGTGGAAAGTCTGTACCGTCGCCGTGTCGTTGACACCAACGCCAACCGTGTTGGTGACGAGCAGCTCCAAACCGGGCACGGAAAGGAAGGGACGCGCCGGGTCGACCTTGAAGGTCGACGAAACCGTCATTGTGAAGCTCCCGCCGTTGTCGTAGGAGCCCGTCGATGCAGGAAGGACCGTAAATCGTAGGCCCGTCTGCTCGTCCGTGTATGTCTGGCCCGGGTATCCCGTTCCGCTCGACCCGTCTGCATTACTCGACGTGACGACGAAATTGTCCACCGCGTCTTCCCCGATGTCTCCATCGGTTCCGGGGGTGATCCCGATGCCCGTCGACGAGTTGAAGGCAGAGTTCGACCCGGAGGTGAAAACGATGCTGCTCGAAGCCGAGCCCGTCGAAAGCGACTCAATGGTGATGTACGTCGACCCGTCAATGGTATCGGTGTACGCAACACCCTCCGTGAGGAAGTTCGTCGTATCGAGAAGCGCATTTACGACTTCTTGAGCTGCGACGAAGGTCTGCGTAGCCTGATCGCCTTCGGCAAACCCAAGTACAGCATTCGCCGTCCCATCGAGAATGAGAATCGACGATTGCGCGTCGTTGGTTGTCGACGTCAAGCGGATCTTGTTGAGATTCACGCCCGTTCCAACCGACGCGACGCCTGCTACGACGGCCCCAATCTCGGTCACCACGTCAGCCGCAGAAACCGCCGAGCCGGAGGGCAACGTCACTTGATACTCGGATCCATTCACGCGGAATTTGAAGTTGTCGTTCAAACCCGACGTGATGTTGAACGGACCCACAAGCGATCCAAGAAGCGTCGCGGGCTTGTTGATGGCCCCCGACGTCCCATTTGCCTCTTGGTACGTCGTGAAACCCAAAAGCGTCTCGACGGTCCCCTGGACAATGCGCACCTTCGCAAGATCATCGAAGCCGGCCGGGAGCGCGGCTGGGGTCGTGTATCCCTTCAGGATGAAGAAGACATCCCCAGTCGAGCTTCCAATCTGAACGAAAGACGCAAGCTCATTCGGCGCCGTTCCCGAAAATGGAGCCGTCTCGTCGATGATCGCGTTGATATCGTCCACGATCTCTGCGGGCGTCCGATTACCGGCGGTAATGGGCACGCTCACGACGCCATCTCCGCCGGTCATGCCAATGACCGCGAAACCAGCATCAGCGACCGTGTGCGTGATGGGTACGTTGCCCGCCGTGCCCGTGTCATCATTCACAAGGGCGACCTTTGCCGAGCCACCTATCGAGGCCGTTATCGCGAGCCCCGCACCAACACCATTGATTGCAGAGATGATTGCGTCGCGAATCTGCGTTGCAGTGTTGAGCGCTGTGAACGCGACAGCCACGCGTCCCGCCGTAACCGTCGCATCATCATCAAATTCGAAGACGGTCGGTGTATTCGAGCCATCATCGAGGGTAAACGTCTCCCCGTCGACAAGGTTCGCGCCCGCAACCGTCGTGATCGAACCCGTCGCCTCGGCCTCGACCCCATCAAGGATGAAGTTGAGAACATTGTCTGGCGAAGCAGGTATGGTGATTTTACCGGCGTCTAGACCCGTTTGAATCGGCGTCACATGGCCAGAAACGAGATAAGCCGGCACAGCCGTCGCAAGGTTCGTCGAGAACGACGTGCCATTCACCTCCATTGCCCATGTCGCGGATGACGGCGAGTAGAACGAATACGGCTCGGCCAAACGGTTTGTATAGACCGCATTCGTCGCGTCTTCTTGACCAAACGTAACGGTTACCGTCTCGACGACGGGCGTCCCGCTTCCCGTGTGGAAAGCATCGGGCACCGTCTCCGTACCCCGAGGCCATTGAACCGTTTGGCTGAGTGCAGACTTCGTCCCGAACCGCGTTTGGTAGAGGTTCGTGCCCTGAAGAGCCGAAAGGATGGTGTATTGACCCGTCCCAACAGCGCCCGGCGTCGTGCACGTAAAAATGTACGTGTCGTCGACGATGCGATTGTAATGAAACGTCGCAAACGCGATCCAATCCGGAGGCACCGGGCTTTGGAGAACAATCCGACGACTCGCGCCATCGATCGAGACGACCTTGATCGGAGAACGATTCAGCGCGTCGCGGAGCGTCCGGCCGGCATACACCTGGACGAGATCCGGTCGGTTCGTAACGAGATCTTGGCGCCCATTCGTGATGGTATTGTAGAGCGTCGTGCCGAGAGGCGTCGAACGACCATTGCCCGTCGTGGGTATCTCGGGCAAAAGGAAGTCCGTCGTCGATACCTTGGCCGGAAGAACACTTGTATCGACGACACGCGTGCACGCGGCAAGGTACATTTTCTCGTCGACGAGCGATCCAACGATTTGCGTATCATCGAACGGCGTCGCCCCGGGAGTCGCCTTCGTCGAAGAGACAACGAAGCTCGTGCCCCAATGGATGATCGAAACGTCGGGGCTCGGATTCGAGATAACGAAATCCTGTCCCTGAATGAAATCCGAACGCCCCGCAGAGATGCCGCAACGAGCTACGGACGTGACGAGCGTATTGGGCAAATAATCGAACGTGTCCTGCCACGTATTCGCCCAATACTGGATCGTGACTGTCGACCCCTTGGCGGGCGGATAAGGCAACGTCACAACGCCATTGGTGCCGTCAACAGCCGCCGCAATGACCTGCGCGCCATTGACCTTCGTAACAACCTTGCTCGTGTCCGTCGTCGTGATGCCGCCGCTCGAACCATCAACGATGGGGCGCTGGAAAACGCGGAAAGAGGCATTCCGATTCGTCTTGGTGCCCGCCGTAAAACCAAGGGGACCGTTTGCCGTTCCCGAACCAATCTCCAATGAGATGGGAGCCGTAAAACGGACGTGTTTGAGACCTTGGTTGTCAAGAAAAACGGACGTCAAGAGGTTTGGAATCCCAACCTGATCGATTTGGCTTTTCAGGTTCGCGGCCGTGAGCGCGCCCGCAGTGAAAGGGACTGTGTACGAAACGCCCGCCACCTTGATGATGAAGCTGTCATTCAAACCAGAGGCAATGGCAAACGGCTCATACCCCGGCGTCGTGAGCGTTGCGTCCGTCGTCGTGACCTGATCGGACACATCATCGGTAAACGAAGTGTCGCCCCGGTGGAAGAAATAGGTGACTCGAACCGCGTCCTCGGGTTGCGTGGGGACTTGAAGCGTGACAAGTCCCTTGGCGCCTTGAACAGAGCCCACCGCCACCGGAGAACCGTTGACGGTAACGGACACCGTTCGAACGTCGTTCGACGTCCGACCCTGCCCGCCGCCGTCGACGATCGGGAAATTACGAACACGGAATTGCGTGCGGGTTCCGTTTTGGGCACCCAGAATGAGATTCTGCGGATTTGTCGCATCCGCAACCCACGAAAGGCTTACATCCTCGGCAACGATTTGCTGATCGATGGATGTGCTACTGCCACGGACCAATTCCAAATCGGTCTGTTCCAGCTCCTCTTGGCCAACACCAATGATGGCCGGGATCCGGATCCCGCCGAGCAAATTCGCCAAGCTGGCATCAGAAAATGTTTGCGTGTATACCGAAGGCGCCATATCCGGCGTCGGGGTAAACGTGAGGAAATTGTCAGCCATTCGAGTCTCCCCAAAGAACGAGAAATCCGATGTCGATACCCGCCTTCAAAGGCGGAGCGAGAGCGATTTGAATGCTATTCGGATTCTCATCTTCAAGGAGCTTGGGGCCCCTTGTTCATCCCCTACGCCGGGATAAGAAAACTAGCGCTTCCGATGCTCGGCTTGTTCGCGAAGCGTTGCGATTGCCTTTTTCGCGAGGTTTCTTCGGGCAACACGCCCGCCGTCGCTCATAGGCTCGTAATCGATATGGCCCTTTGATGTGTGGCGAATCAATGGGTAGGCGCCCCCTTGCGAACGGGCTGCATCCTTGACCTTGTTCCTCGCGGCGTACTCGCCCCAGCGAGCATCGGCGGACTTTCCAACCACGTGATCAGCAGTAGGGTAATCCTCTTTATGGACCCCCGTATTCGCTGTTGAACCCGTCGCATGCCCAGTGAAGGCAAACGCAAACCCCTCACCTTCAATGTACCTCGGAGCATCGTTCCCGCATCCGGGGCAAGCATGGGTTTTATGGTTGTCGAGTGGCAAGACCCGCTCGAAACGAACATCGCAGCCGTCTTTTTCGCATTGAAATACATACTTGGGCATGTTTGGATCCTATTTTCAGCGTATTCGCTCGAAGTTGTTGTTCCGATCCACAAGCGTCGGAGCCGTGGCAAAAAACAAGGTGCTCGGTAGGTCCCCAACAAGCGTTGATGACCCCTCCGAATTCGTAGACGTGACTTTGCTTATGGTGAGAGGCAAAGGCACGTGTATCTCCCAGTCGGCGCGGAGCTGAATCGAGATGGACGCGTTGCTGTAATTTTCGTCGCCCGTCTCGTCGTATGCTTCTTCGTTCTCGCCGCCAACCGACTGCTCGACAATTTCGATACCCTCATACTCCAAAACAGGCTTTCGAATCAAAAACGTCATCCATGCATGATCGACGATCTCTTCCATTTGGTTTGGATCGCGGGAGATGACATCCATTTCAAAACTCAATTCGGTTTTCCCGCCATAAGCAAGCGCCGCGTCGACCCGATCCTGGTACACGACAACCGCAACCTTATCACCCACTTGCCCGCGCTTACCAAAAGCGAGCACGACGCCCGGCAAGGTCTTCGAGTCCGATATGTTCCATTGGTATTCCACGGGGCCGATCGAGGGGCCCGCCGTGCGGTAGTCCGCCGTCAAGGTCGTATTGGGAGCCATCCTTTGGAGGATGGTCAAGGCCCCGGTATCCCAATCGACCGTGTAATCGGTTCCCTCGACAAGAAGGATGCGTCCGTTCTCCCACAGACGAAGCGTGCCGGGAAGAGGCACCTCTTGCAATTGTGCTTCGGTCTCGATGCCGGAAAGAAACCGCAAAACAGGCTCGTCGGTTACCGTGTATTGAGGGTCGAGGATGAACGTCCCGAATTCCTGCGCGTGCTCAGGCGCTTTGAGGATCTCCATGAAGTATACACCTGGCCGCGTCGGGAAGACGCCTTCCGCCGATCTCACGACATTGATGTCCTCTCGGATCCATTCAAGAGGATATGCCGGATCCTGACCGATATACGCGAGCATGACGTGACTCGACACGACCCCAAGGTAGTTGTCCCCCGAGAGGCGCACCATGTTCGCGCTCGAACCCTTGACCACGATGCCGTATTGTGGTCGCTCGTCGAAGGCGTACTTATTCTGAATGAACGGCACGATCTTCTTGTAGAGCGGATGGCGCGAAAAGGAGTCTTTAAGCTCCTCGATGAGCCGCCTCTTCAGGGACGAGATGAGGTAGAAGTACAAGGTGGGTCTCCCTCAAATCATGCCGCAATGATATTTTTGGTGAGCACATCGGCCACAGAATACATCCCGTGCTGATCTGTTGCCCCTTCCAATTTGAAAGGAAATCGGTAATAGGAATCGTTCATTCCCTCCCACACCACTCCCTCCAAGACACTTGGAGCGGTTTTGTATGACAACCTTGATTCCGATGATCGTCGCCCATTGACTTCCAAAGATACTTTGAGTCCTTCTTCGTCGATGAGAATATCGACATCAATAGACGCCCCTTGGCGGCTGAACGTTATGGATGCTTCGGGAGTGTCTGAAAAGGACAACATGCTTTGGACGTCGTCACTGAAACGCTTTTTCAGAAGCGTTGCAACTTCCCTCACGAAGCTTCGGAAGTACATATACATAGAATTCGTGAGGGCATACTTGTTCCAACGGGGGTCATTGACGGGGATCATGGTTGGCTCCTTGGGAGCGCGAGACACCTCGCGCTCCCAAACACGGGTCATTGATCGGTGTGCTCCTCCGAAGCGAGCACAAGAAGTCCTTCAGCGACAGCCGTCATCGGATCCTTGGCGGCGCGAATCTCGCTGATTTGAATCGGGAAGCCCTTCTTCTGGACGGCCTCGAACTCCTGACGGAAGACGTCAAGGAAGCCACCTGCGCGGCTCGTGCCTCCCGAGACGATGAAGGGAATGGGCTCCGAAAGGCTGAGCGTGTTTTGCACCCGGCGAAATTGAGCCGCGATGTTTTCGAGGCAGTATCGAATGAGCGTTCGAATGTAGAGCGCGATGGCCTCTTCCTCGCGCCCGTTGGGCTTGGCGAGATTGACGCCTTTCTCCTTGATGGAGCAGATGCGCGCAGCCGTTGAGCCCGTGGCTTTGGCCGCATGCGTGTCGATCCAATCGCCGCCGCGGGAGAGGGCGAAGCTCATCCCCATGACCGTCTGGTACGCAAGAGCGATGTTCGCCATGCCCGAGCCAAACGAAATCGATAGCCCCGAGAACTGCTCGGCCGCGCATTGGCTGTAGATAATCGCCATGGCCTCGTTCATCGGATGGGGCCTGTACCCATGCTCGGCAATGATCTTTCGGAAGATCTCCGTGTGATAAACGACGTCCTGATCAGGGTCATCAATGGGCGCCGCGGGCACGGAATAGAAGCAGTGCTCATCGGCAACCATGGGGTCATCGAGAACGTTGTAAATGAGCAAGGATAGGATCTGCTGCGCTTCGAGTTCGCCCGCAGAAATAACCCCTCGGCTCAATGGCCGGCGAACCTCGCGTTTGAAAAGGTTCGCCATGACCATCGCTGAATCCCCAAGGACCAGCAAAGTGCCATCCTTTTCAACGTAAGACACCTTCGAGAGGCGAAGTTGCTTTTTGGCCTCGACATCGAGATCGATGAAGGCATCCCGCACCCGCTTGGTTTTTACGGCGTCGCCTACCATGCGTGCGCTGACGATATTCATGGTCCCGATGTCGAGACCCACTCCGTATGAGCCCTGTGCCATTTCAATTCTCTTTGATTTTGATCGAATACTCATGGTCTTCGATCGTAGGTTGCTGTTCTTGTCGTCCTCTGCCGGAGCAAATAGACGTGTTCTTCGTGTTTGTCGGCAATGTCCTGCAAAAGATTGTCGGTGCCGTGGGAAAGCTGCCCACGTTCATCGAGAATAAAATAGACCATGCGGTGCAATGCGAGAAAACGGTGCACCATACGAAGGCTCAAAAGCGCATACTCCTCGGGGCTCGGATCCATTGGAGCATCGCCATACAATACTCGGACAAGCACCGCCGTTTGAACCGTGTGCAAAATGGGTTGTCCAAGAAGGCGATGTCCAGAACCTATGGCCCTTTCCGCCAAACGATCAATAAGCTCCTGCACATCACCATAAAGGCGATCATACATCTGGTGATCGCCATAAAACGCCATTCCACGCGTCTGCCAATGGTGGGCCTGATATATGATGGCTTCGGCCCGAAGAAATGCCAGAAGGACCGCCAACTCGGCCATCGGAGCATTCTGATACGCAGCCGACGTGGTTTGCAGAATCTGCGAAAGAATCGCCAAAGCGGCCTTCTCATCGCTCTCTTTCCCAACGGACGCCGTAACGGGCGCAGCCCTCTTCGGCGCGGGAAGATATGGCGGCCCGTCAACGAGAGGGTCATACATCGACGGATCATGCCACATGGCCCAAATACCCGCGGCATGATCCATGTCAGCGCCCGTCAACTTCGGGAGTTCGGGATTTGCCTTGGTCATCTTTTGGAATCCTTGGCAAGCTCAAGGCCATCCTTCTTTGCGGCTGCGAGAGCAGCTTCAAGTGAAGCATAAGGCTTTGTATTTCTCAGTCGCGTTTTGCTTGTGGAATTTTTCCCGCCAGCATTGTAATCCGGGGTAATTTCCAAAGCCCAAGTGCCCTCTTTATCTTTGCCGAGGGCCTTTGCCATGGGGCTCGATGGATATGCATAACTGATGAGAGCATACTGCTTCTTCTCATCCGCCGCCCAAACATCCTGTGCGAGCTTTTCGGTAAGACCCCGAGCTTTGGACAAAATTGTTGCTTGTCGAGGATGCATGTTCTTCTCCCTTTGGATCACAAGCAAATAATTACCGAGGATTTTCATCCTTCTTACGGAGTCGGCGAAGCGTCTCCGTCGCCCCAGAAACGGCACCGCCCTGATTCATCTCGGAAGATACTTCCACGCGAACCTCGGTTGCCTCTTGTCGAATTTGCGAGGGTATGTATGCAGGCGCATCAACGGAAACAACAGCCTTGGACTTGGACTTTGGGGTAGCGGCCGGAGCTGTCCGAGGGGAGCTGCGCAATAGCTCCAAGATTTCCCCCACTTGTTCCCGTAGTTGTTGAGTTTCGGCAACCTGTGCCCGCAAACAAGCGTTCTCCTCGCGAAGAGCGGTGACTTCCGAAGCTTCCAAGGGCCGGCGAGCTGCTTCCACAACGGGCGCCTTTTCAGGCGGAGCCGGTGCTTGCGTAGCTGCCAAGAACGACAAATTCGGATCGTGGCTCAGCCGGAAAATGCGTTTCTGAGATAGGGCCCTCCACAGATCCTTTGAACGAACCGCTTTATCTTCCGGTATGACGACGGTTCGTGCGTGAGGGACATCCATTTGTATGTCGTCGAGAAAAACCGTTTCAGTATCGAGACCAAAAACAAGGATACCCATCACTTTTTCACCCATCCCTTTTGGATCTGTTTTTTCAATTCACGAGCAATTTTGGCCTTCACGACCTCTCGTGCTTCTTTTTTTGCCTTCTCGACGAAATTGGACGGCTCTCGACCTGGGTGCATCCATTTACCATTCCGCATCGTCCTCGCATTTGCGGAGCGGAAAATAAGCTCACCATTTTCCGTGATGATAGGTATCGGAACGCGAGCTTTCGAAAGCCACGTCATCTGCTTTTTGCGCTGGCCTTCGACAAGGGGATACCACGCAGGATGCTTCGCGATGACAACGAGACTCGACGGCTTGAGCTTGATGGACAAAGACTTTGCCAGAGCGCTTTTGGCCCGCTCGGAAAAAGCGCTCTGTTGTATACGGTCGCGGATGCTTTTCAGCATTGTGCGTTGAAGCATGAGCATCACACGGCCGAGGTTCATCCCAACGAAAGGATCCCCAAGCAAGGGTTTCGCATAAACCCGACCAATCTCGAAGTTGGGCTTCACCATGTGGTGTTTTCCCAAGCAATGGTCCGACCGCGGAGCTGCTTCTCAGTCGGCACGGACTGCACACTGGTTATTTTGGCTTCCGCTTCGTTTTCTGGTCCGGAAGGAATGAAGCGGCCCGCGACGGAACGCATTGGGTCATCCATGGGCACGCGGTACCGTATGTCCTTCTCGTCGAGATGCCCGATGTTGAAATGTTGTTGGAGAATCATGCCGCGATTCGTCGGCATTCGCACGGCGCCGATGCTGTACCTGTCTCCGTTGACCTTCACCAAGAAATCGCGTTGCGAAAGGAGCGGAGCGGGCCCCGTCCAAACCTCGTATGTGTGTTCGACGGTCCGTCCAATATCCTTTTGGGCGAGCCTGCGTTCAGCGTCATCTGGAGCCACAAGGATGTCGTAAGGGCCCTCGTAGCCGCCGACGAAACCCGTGCCAAAACAGGTGAGGCAATCGTTGACGGGCTGCTTGTGGTAATCATCCTCCAAGCACAAGCACCGCAAACCTGTGCTCTTGCGAATGAAAGCCTTCACGCGCTCCCCACCCTGCTCCAAGATCCACCGATTGCGTCGGACCGCCTCACGCCAAATATAATCGAGCTTCTCGATTTCATAGGATGACGTCGCAACAGCGTGCTCAAGAGGCGTCTCAACAAGCTCCCCATCGGAATGGTAACCAACCGTGGTCACTCGATAAAAAATGCGTCGAGCGAGATCGGTTGGAAGCAGAGATCGGACGCGACGGTAGGAGCATGTCACCCGAGAATCGGGCTTTGGGTAAACGGGAAGAACCGCTGTCTGCGTCGCAACGTTACCCCAAACGGTGCCATCTATTTCGACTTCGCCCGCAAACCCGAGAACTCGCTTCACTGTAGCTGGCGTGCCGTCAATGGACACAACGACATCGTCAGCCGAATCTGCATGCACACCTTGGCTCCCGGACTTCACGATGGGAGAATGGATCGTTTTGAAAACGTACCTTTGCTTGTCGTGGCCGACTCCGGCGGAACCATTTACCACGAATCGATCGGAGACATCTTCATCGACAATAAGCTCGATGTCCGTCCGGTCTTTCCAAAACGTTGCGCCGACCGGTAGATCCGTTATCCGATGGTACGGGCCAAACTCGCTGTCAAAGCTCCTATAGACATTCACGCCAACGAGCGAAAAACTTGCGTTCCTCGCGAGCTGAGAAGGGTCGTCCCAAACAAGATCAAAGACACCTGGGGCATACCCGCTTGTGAGAAATAGATTGAGCGGAGGCGCGGGCCATGGCGCCCTGGAGATCTCAAGATTGTGGATATTTCGATCGCGTTGGGTGGCGTAAGGCATGGGGCTTCACCAAAAGCCTCATGACAAGAGATTAACCATGTTCATTTCTCGGGGCGTGATTGTGGCGCAGTCGGAAAGAGACGGCCCGTCTCCACATCAACATCGACGGCCAACGTTGGTGGAAGACCACGCTCGATGAGAATTTTCTCGAAAATTCTGTTCCGCTCATCCCGAAGCGGACGAGCCGCGACGAGAAGCCGCACCCTCTCTTCCTCCAGTTCCAAGAGCTGCATCGCTATTTGTTGGCGTGTTGAATGTACCGTTTCGAGCCGACGAAGCGTTTCAGGATCGACGGGATCATTAAGGGTCAGTTTCTTTTCTGATTCGTTGTTCATGAGGGTTGATCCTTCCGTTGGGTTTGCTGTAGAAAAGCCAAACACATGTCCAATACAACCGTACAAAAACCTTTACCGCTGAAACTCGAACAAGCTGTCGATGGATTGACCGATGGGGCGATTTACGCGCTTCGTTACGTATGTGAATTGCTCGAATTGACACCGCGCATCGAAGTGTCCTTCGGGTTCCTTTTGCTCATCGGCGCGAACAAGCAGGGCAGGATCGGATACTTCGATTACGTCAGCATCAAAAACGAGAGGTTACTCACTTCCCTTCAACGTTTCCCGTTCATCAACGGAACGAAACAAGCGTCTCCGCCACGCACCAAAGCGAACTGAAAGTCTACACAAGAAACTAGAATCCGCGTTCGCCAAGGGCATACACGAAACGCCACTTTGATACTCGTGGGATTCTGACCACTTCGGCTTCGGATGGCATATTGCCCTTGCGTCCGTATTTTTTACCCGTGCGCTTATCGACGTAGTCACAACGGGGCGTTTTCCGTTCGTCATCCGTGCGACCATCAGCTTTCCAATTGGCTGCTTTGTATATTGTTCCGCGGTGCCCAACGGAGGGATCCGCATAAGACACCAAGTATCGGACATCCAAATAATGACGTTTAATATAGCGAACGCTTTGCCCTATCAACCATGTTTCAGCATTGCGTGGAATTTGGTCAAGTAGGTAGAGTCGAGCCAGTTCCCAAGTCTTTCCACCATAACGCTTGTCAACCTCTCGCGGAGGGGCCGAGTAAATGACGCAACCTACCGGACTGCCATGATGCAACATCATCAAGCACAATAGCACTATTGCAGGCCGTTTCCCCAAATAATGGGCTTTCACGAATGCGTCTACTTCGGTTACCGAACAAGGTTGAATCACGCAAGCCTGACGCCACGACGAATCAAAAACAGAAGACATCTGTCCAAACTACACCGACGCGCCGAGAAAGTCTACACACCCCCGCCGATGGCGCTTCATTTGGGTGTTGGAAGTTACCTCATGTCCGCAAAGACATGTAAGAGGCTTTCGGTCGCCAAGATTGGCTTGCCAGTCGGCGCAAACCGCCTTGTGGCGCGAGTTGATTGTGTTTGATATGGTGGGTACGGATTCCGATAAATACACCGCCTGGTTTAGGCGATATAACGAGATACGTCTGCCAAAACCCACAATATAAGAGGAAAAACGAAGCCAACAAACTTTCGAGGCGTGAGGATGCCGGCACCGACATACGGGCCGAAGGAACTTCGAATACCCATCCCGAATCTTGGCTGTTGAAGCCCGCGAATGTAATTGACCGTTTGCTTGGCCTTTTCGAGCTGCTTGTCGAATTGATCCGACTGCGCCTGATATGCAGCCTCGTACTTGCTCGCCTTGTCAAGGTTGAGGCTCACGCCGCCAATGGAGTAGTCAAATTCGTCCGCGATCCAATTTATGCGCACGGCTTGAAGCGCGTGAATCATTGCGCCCGTCAAAAGAAGCGTCCGCCACTCTGGACGCATCTGGACCATCTGATCGACGTTCTGGAATGGAGTCCGCGGGGGCGATGCGATGATCATGTCGAGAGAGCGCATGATGAACTCCTGTAGCTCGGCGTCTTCCCAAATGAACCCGAACACCTGATTGTACTGCCGGACGGTCGTCTCCCGTGATGGGGGTCGGAAGTGGTAGTTACGGTCCGGGTTATTGTCCCGGAGAAGCATACGGATCCGTCGAATGAGATCCAGCTCGGTTTTCGTATACGGAGGCGGGCATTCGAGCTGCGTCGTTTTGTCCACGACCTCGAACTCTTGGACAACTTGATGGATGTCACTCCCAACAAGCTCGCGAAATGTCCAGCGAACGCGATAAGAACCGAGATTGGCGTCCAAAGGGATGACGAGGCTGACGTAATACTCACCCACCGAAGGATTGGTTGGCGAGAGCTGCGGAGGACCCACGACGACCTCTTGCCCCGTCGTGAAGTCTACAATGGAGTACGATATCTCCGCCGCGTTTATCGGCGTCCCAGACGCGCTCGTGAGGAAGAGATTCAGGTCATGCTTCCCGAGCTGTTGTCCTCGAAAAAACGCAACGGACATTGGTCATCCCCACTCTTGGGCCGAACGATCCCATTCGACTTCGTGCGAATGATGTCCCTTCTCAGCACTCTTCTTCTGCTTCTGCTCACCCTTGATTTTCTTTTCCCGGATTTTACGAAATTCATCAGAGGCGGCAAAAGCATTATACGAACGCCATGTTTGCAGAAGCTTACGCATCGCAAAGCGATACTTGTCGGCTTCTTCTTCGGTATTCGCATCCATAAACTTGACGCTCATCTTGTGTTTGATGTCGTCAATTTCCTTGAATTCAGCAAAGATGACATCTTCGGATTCCCCCTTCTTGAACCGATCGAGGAGCTTTTTTGCGACCGCTTTGACGTTGCGGTTCGAGTAGGCTTTATTCTTGTCGAGATCCTCGTCGGGCATTGACTCGACATATTTGACAAGTTCGGGGCCAAGAGACGAAACCTCCGAAGGCAATTTCCATCCTGGAGGAGCTTTTTGGGGGTAGTAGGCATTATTTCGTTTTGTCTTATACTCTGGCGACTCTTGATACTCACGATCCTTCATGTCGCGCTTCGTAAGCTTCTTCTCCGGAGACTTCTTTTCGGCCGCGTAGCGTGTGGCCACCCGCTCAACCAACATCATCGCTTCTTCTCCTCAATTCCACGCCAACCAAGACTTTCAATACGATTTTTGAGGGCATCTGCAAAAGCGCTTGGGTCCGTCACGTGTCCGGCGACCTTTGCCATGCACTTCTGCACGGAACCCCCAATCGCTTCCCAAAACTTGCGTCGACCTTCATCTGTCCAACCTTCTGGAAGGTTGTTCCAAGCCTCGACGGTATGAGCAGTAGCCGCAAGCTTGAGCATATCCTGTCCAAAGAGGGTTGATGCTCGAACGCGGCGAATCTTCAAGTTTGCCATCCGCGCAGCGCAAGGCGGACAAATCTCGGCCACGTCAGAAGGCGTCAACCAAAAATCTTGATTGAGAGCTACCTGTTTCGATCCAGCATATCGCTGCGCAAT